CAGTCACGAATAACCCATAAATATTTGCTAGAAAGAACCTACGCATTACAATATACCTCGTTTAGCTTCATTAAAGGCTCTTATAAAATTTTTTTGAAAATTAGCTCTTATAAACTTAAATCCAATTCTGTAAAAAGGAAACATATTTTTAATATACTTTGGAGCAGGAACTAAATTAAAGACTACACGCACTTTATTTTCTGGTTGTCTTTCAAAAATTGCAGGATTATATTTTATTTTAGCAAAAAACATATTTTTATTTTTTATTAGACCTGTCCTTCTTCCTCTAATGTTTCCATGTGCGTTCAAAAATTCAGGTGCATTTCTTGATGGTGTTGCTGTCTTGTTTCTACTAAGTTGTCTCGTACCACCCTCAATAACAAATCTTAAATATTTTGCAATATGATCCTTTACAAATAATATGCCACCTAATTTATTTCTTTTTGCAGCAAACACAAATAAACCACTAACAGTTTTTTTTGTTGGTCTATCAAGTTTTTTTGGTAGTTGTTTCATCATTTCTTTTCTTAAACCAAATAATGTAATGTTTATTGATTTAGCAGTTGCCTCTGGTAAATGTCTTTTCTCAAAATTATTTATAGCTTTTATTGCTTTATCAATATTATCTTTAACAATTATCTTCATAGATTTCTCCATGCTGATTTACCTTTAAACTGTAAACCATACTGCTTTGCTCTTCTGATTACTGTCGACTGACTTACACCAAAAGTTCTTGCACAATCATAGCTTGATGCACCATCGTCAATCTTTTCTTTTAATATCTTTATGTTTATAACTTTGCTCATAAACTCTCTAGCTCCTTAATCTTTTCATTAGCGTAAAATATAAGCTTCTTCAAATCCTCAATATTATTTTCTTTTTTCTCGTGTCGATGCAAGTATTTATGCATATTACCTACACAATAAGCCATATATCCTTGCCTACCTAATTGTTGTTTTATGTAATCCAATGATTCTATTTCGTCATCGCAATAGTGTCTTGGCTTTAATACAGAATCAAATTCATCAATCATTTATCTCTCCCATGTAGTTTGTTTGCTTGTCTTTGCAATGATCTTTCAATATATCTATCGATTATCTTGCTTATTATTTGTCTTATCTTTCGCATTCTTAAATATCTTATGCCAGTAAGCATCTATCTTTTTCTGATCTTCAGGTCTCCTTTTATCTCCTTTTGACATTTGCACGCCTATCTAATTCTCGCTTACATTTAATCCTAAGTTTTGGATTTGCTCTATCTGAATTTATTATATCTAACAATTCTTCTAATTTAGTATTCTTGATATAAAAATGCTCAACAGTAGTCTTACCTGTTTTTCTATCCCAATGTTTTACGCTAGGTTTTAGTTTTGTTGGCATAGCTAGTTAGTTGGCTCTTTTATACAAAAAATACCACATTCAAAATTATAATTTTTTAAATCTCTGCCTTTTGCATCAGAAGGTAATTCATCTAAAAATATACGCTTACCTTTATAAATAACAAGTTTTGCACCTAATTTTCTTGATGTTTCACATCTTTTTTTAAATACATCTGGAAAAGTTTTTCTAACTAAATTCCAGTAAGTAGGTGAACCTGCTTTTACACATCCAACACAGTTTGCATTAGGAAAACCTAATGAATAAATATGTGGTAATTTAATTCCTTGCATCAATAATATATCAAAACATCCTTGCTTTGTTATACCTTCATCTATTAATGGAGTTAGTAAAACCTGTTCATTTGTTTCACTAAATCTTTTTGCTCTTTTTGCTTCTTCAGCAGTAAAACCTAAAACAATATAATCTGTAGGATTTTGAATCTCATATACTTGTCTTGCATTTCTTTTGAGGTGTAGAGTGCATGGCGCACCAAAAACTCCAGACATAAATTTTCTTTCTTGCCATACAGTTTCGCATGAAGCATTTGGAAATTTTGGATTTACTGCATACTCTATTTTTTGCCCTAGCCATTTTTCAACATCATACAAAAACCTTTGATTATCTTCATGCTCTTCCTTAATTGGATTATTTACAACTTTGATTGTGTTGTGCTTACCATATAATTCAATCGTCCTTTTTGCAGCTACAGCACTTGCAGCACCGCAACTAAACCAAACAGTTATTGTTTTATTTTTTAACATAAATTCTTTCAAAAGTAGGTGATAAGTTTGCTTTTGTTAATTCTTCTTTTGCATCTATGCAATGTTCAGGAATACATCTAAATAATTCCTCAATGCTAAATATAATACAATCTTTTTCTTTTTTATATTTTTCATAGACATTCTGTAACTCAAAATCATTTCCAACTATAAGTGCATACTTATTTTTATTGTATTTGAAACACAAAATCTCTGGATCAAGTTCTTCATAACCATTAAGTTCAGCAGAAGCTATAATAGCACTATAAGCTCTATACATAAGATCACACATATCTATAATTTTTTTGTAATCATCTGTTCTTATAGATTTTTTGTACATATACTCTGCTCTTTCAAATTTAAGAACTAAGTTACTTGGTATAAGTTTCAATATTCTTGTCTTGCCACCCCAAGTTTTATTTAATTCGGATTCATAGTCTCTTATCTCTTTGACCTCTTTGATTACATCTTCTTTTGTTATAAGTTTCATAAAAATCAAGAACTCCAATCTTTGCGGATATATGGATATATACAAGGTATATATATATCCAATATATCCACTGCAAGGTGATTTTGGATAGAAAATAGCCAATTTATATCCACTTTATATCCACATCTATCCACTTTTCTATCCACTAGAACAACCCTTCATCCCATTTTTTAGCCTGATAACCATAATTTTCTTTGTAATGTACTAATCCTTTTTCCTTTAATTGCTTCAATCTTCCTTGAGCAGTCTTGCGTTTTACTTTCAATATTCCTTCTATATCTGCTGCATTGAGCCAAACACTTACAGGATCGTCTGGGCATTGTTGTTCAGCAACAGTAATAAGTGCCTTTATAGTCTCTTCATTTACTGTAGATTCTTTAATATCTATCGGCTTATCTTCTGGTATCAATACACCACTTGTTAGATTGTCAAATCCAAGCAAATTTACTTCATGAAATTTATATTGCATCTTAGCCATACCCATTCCATCTTTGTTAAGTGTCTGCTCAAAATCAACCCACATTTCATCAATAATATCATCTCTGCTTACTTTAAATTCGTAATCTAAACTTGCCTGTATGACACTTGATCCTCTTGCTCTAGCATTTGATCCATGACCTGTATGATGTACAAAGCAACAAGTAGCACCAAACTCTGCAACTAACTTATCTAATCGCTGTATGAACAAGCCTACATCTTCACTAGAGTTCTCATTACCAGAAAAGTTACGCTGAAATGTATCAAATATTATTAAACCAATATTTCCATATTGCTCTTCTATCTCTCTGCAAGTTGTTAATAATTTATCAAACTCTTCATCCTCTGTGATCCTTGCACCCCTGTTTGATAATAGAAGTGGTGCTTTTGATAAGTCTTTATTGAAATATTGCTCGTAAGCTTTTATTCTTCTTCCTACTCCTCTTTTACCTTCTCCACATAAATATAGCGTAGTTGCCTGTTTGCTTGCACTTCCATAAAACTCTTCACCCATCGCAACAGCACACGCCATAGCTATTGCTACAAAAGATTTACCTGATTTAGCAGCACCAAAGATAGACATAACTGATTCTCTCTCAAACATATCTTCTATCAACCAATCAGGTTCTTTAACTTCCGCCATCACTTCATCAATACGCTGAAAGTAAATATCACTTTTTGGTGGTAGCATTTGATTACCTTTGATGTATTGCTCTAATGCAAAGCTGTTTGCAAAATAGTTTTTTTCATTTGCATCCCATAGATCATCTTTATCTGCAAAGTCTTTAGGTGGTAAAGCTATTCTAACAGTACATCCATTCTTTTTAAGATACTTGCCTAACTCCCATGCAGCTTCTTTGCCTACATCATCATTGTCTGGAAATATGTAAACATCTCTTTTGAACACAGGTGTCCAATCTGACTTCTCCCAAGACTTAGCTCCTCCATGCCAACAGGCAACATCGCCATCATAAACCTTGTCTGCTCCCAGGCACGCCTTCTCTCCTTCATTTATGAGGATTGGCTTGTTGGGGTGCTTGCACTCGCTATATATCGGCAACTTGCCCTCTGGTCTACGCATAACCCAACTATCACCAACCTTCGTAAAAGGCGCGTACTTTTGTTTGATTGGATGTTCTTGTGGAAAGCGTAAGACTAAAAAGCTGTCATTGTATTTTAGTTTGATCTCAGCTTGCGTCCAAAGTTTCAATAAAGCATCTCTTGAGAAAAGCTTTGCACCCATTTTTTGTGGAGTAGCATTATGACTGACAACATTATTAACTTCGGAGGTAATGTTGCCATTGGATGCAAAGCCTTGATCGAATTTTGTAAGTATAGCTTTATCTACATTGTTTGTCTCTAATAACCAAGCAACACCTCCGCCTTCGTCATTCTCAAAGTCAAAGAAAGTACCTGCTTCTAAATTAAATACAAAGCTTCCTTTTGTACCCCACCGCCATTCTTTATCTGTTTTAGTTTTTGGTTGTCCTAATATTTCTAAAGCAATCTGTGGAGCTACATTAACCCACTTGTCTTGCATGATCTAGAATGGCAAATCATCTTCTGTTAAGTCGCCACTCTTAGCAACTTGTTCATCAACCTTATCACTCAAACCTGCATTTGGACTAATCCAATCATCATCTGATTCTGATTGATCTTCATTATAGACAACAAAGTTATCCCATCTTTTTTCCAAACCATCAAAAGAAAAACTTGCAATATAAGTTTTATTACCATTGTTCCATGTTTTTGTTATTAATTCTTTTTTTCTAAATACTGGCAACAATTCTTTATCTGTTGATGTATGCCACGAATCCCAAGCACTTGATAACATTTCCATGAATGTAATATGCTCACCACTTGTTTCTCTTCTCCAAAGATAAGGTCTTGATTCAACGCCATCTAACATCACCCAAACTTCAAAAGCTTTTCTAAATTTATTTGAATTACCTGCATTTGGTTCAGGTAATGCTGATCCAACAGGCAAACCTTTATCAACATCAAATTCAAATTGATATTGATTTGACTGTTGACAATATCTTCCCCACCCTGTTTTAAGTGTATTAAAATCCAATTGTATTCTATTAAATTTTACTGGTTCATCACCAACACAAAATGTTTTTTGTGTGCTTTTGAAAGCAAAATAAATAGAATTGTTATTTTGTTCTAGTATTTCCATACTTACTCTCCTTTTAATGTACTACTTTATTAGCAGTTATTATTTCATATTCAGCTATTAGGTAAGCAGAATTGCTTTCCTTCCAGCTCCCAAAATCTTCTATAACTAATCCAAAAAATTCTGCTCCTCTTTTGATCTTACAATATTCATCCCAGCAATATTTATCAAAAGCAGCATCATAATTAATTATTTCTTCCATGACTGTACTTCATACTTTAATATTTCTAAAAACTCCTCAAAAGATGTGAAGGCAACAGGATGATGATACTCACTATCGCTTATATTTGAGTTAATCATACTTAGGGGGAACGCTACTCTAATAGGTAAATGGTTAAACTTAAAAATTAGAACAGGTGTATTTTCATCTCCTGCTGCTTCACAAATTTGTCGCCACCATTTCTCCTGATACCAATTGTTACTATTTCTAGCATAGTTTTTACATTCAAAATAAATGTAGCGTAATTTTAAATCTGGTTGATTCTTTTCTTGATACTGATTTAGATTTCTACTAACTCTATCGTCTAGATGTGTTGTCTCAAGCATAGCATTTATTTTCTTTGCACATTCTCTCTCAAAAGCTGCTCCTTTAGCTCTAGCGTTTACCATCTACAATCCTTGTTGTTCTAACAACGCTAGTACCATTAGCAAAGTTTGTAAATTCATGCACTAATGTTTCATCATCTAAATCTCTTGACCAACCCATCGCTGTAATCTGTTTTGCCTTTTTTTCTTCTTCTAACCTAAGTCTAGCTTTTGCTACTGCTTCATTAAACTGTGTCATAAGCTTTCCACATCAAAGTCAATATTTACCAGATCATGCTTAACAGAATTTATACCAACTTTTAAAAAGTATTCTGCAAGTTGCCCCATTGGTTTCCCTGTTTGTGCTGATAGTACCTTGAGTTCTTTGTGTACATCTTTGTAAACCCAAACTGCTTCCTTGCCTATTTTCTCCATAGCTTCCTCATTCATAAAATCTGTAAAGTTAGTTTTCATAACCTCTTAATGAATCATACATTAATATATTCATATCTTCTAATCCTTATCTCTAAGTAGCATATATATAATAGAACACATAATAGCTACTCCAATCGTACCAGATAAGCATAATAAAATGATTGTCAATATCTCTTTCATCTTGCTTTTCCTATATAATCAAGGTTGGGTATCAGAAAACTCTCCAACATCAACTCCTCCATTTGATTTATTCTGATACCCACTTTTTTTTTTGGATATGGTTTTATTTTATATCTTAGCTCTTTGTTAAAAAGTTTTTTTTGTGTTTTAGTTCCTAAAAAATAAATATATCTGTGTTTTCTAGGTCTATCTACCAACTCAAATTTATTTTTGTTAGATTTTCTTTCCTCCAAACTGTAAGTCTCACAAACAGTTTTACTATGCATATTAGAGTTTTTGATTCTCCATTCTTTCCTTTTATCTGATAAGCCTGTATAAATAAAATTTGTTGCTTGATAAACAACTCCTATATGATCTTGTTCAGTATCAGCATAGCTCACAATTATTTTTGGTCTTGGTAATAACTTAAATGATGCACCTATAAGCATTGATGCTTGATTTTTTTTATTATCTTTAAGAACAAGTCTATTTAATTCAAGGACTAAAGATTTATTTTTTTCGCCTGCAATACCTTTACATAATGCAGGTGATGGAGGTGATCCATAACACACGATACCAATTAGATGATTTTGTTCATACAATCCATAAGCATAAGTTATGGAGGGCATCCTTTTAGCATAATGTATATCTAGTATAAAAGGTTTTGTATCTTGATAAGATATTCTTTCAACATGATACTTGCCTAATACAACACCCTCCGCATCATCAAATAATTTACCCACTCTAAACCCTCTTAATGTTTAAGGTTTTCCTTCTAACGCTGTAAGCTTCTTTAGCAGGAACAACCTTTTCCTCTTTTGCCTTGTAATGTGTCATACCCCAATTGATACTAAACTCACCAACCCTTGCCTTGCTATGATTACCCATTGCTTCCATTAACTTTGCTGTAGCTTGTTGTTTGCTTAGTTTTGCGTTTTTAATAGTTTCATCGCATAACATGATTTGCCTTGCGTGATCCTCATACAGCTTATCAAGATCAACCACTTCATCTTCTGTAGCTTCTGGATGCACTAGCACGCCATCATTCCGCTTTTCATCAAGTAGTTCAAAAGGAAAGTAATCTTCTTCCTTCACTCGTCTGTTCCAATCCTCTACTGCATCTCGTAGCTTATCTGCAAAAGCAGGATCACGCTTATAGATAAACAAGCGAAAATCTGTTGATTGGTATAACACTACTAATAATCCCCAGTCTACGCTTGCACACTCCATTTGTGCTTGCATCTGTAATACGCCACGCCATAAAGCAGGTGTATCTTCTGCATAGTCTCTAGTGCATTTACATTCTACTACGCCAAGTCCATGTAGCTTCACCTCTGTTGCATCTGGTAAATAAATACCCCTGCTGACATCCTCTTTAATAACAAGATTATCCGCATGAGCTAAACCATCTAGTGATGCTTCAAATAGTAGTTTTGGATGTTCAGCTACAACACTAATATTAGTTTGTATATCAGTCATACCCAATCTTTCGCACCCCTCAGTAATAAGAACAGGCTCTAGCACATCACCTGTTCTTTGTATGTTAGTTTGCTCAT